ACAAAAGACTGGAGATTAAAAAGCAACAGCAGACATGCTCGTAATGCAAAACCAAGAAATGATAGTGCAAGAACTGGAGTGTATAAAGATGTCTATCATAAGTTTGTTTTAGGTCTTGGTTTTAAATGGGTACCAACAATGAAGATTGGCCAAGGATGTAAGGTACATCTTAGAGCTGGTGAGTTACCAAAAGGTAAACTGATTGTACAAGTATCAAATCATTTAACAACATCAATAGATGGTGTGATCAATGATACTTATGATCCATCAAGAGATGCAACAAGATGCGTCTATGGTTATTACATAAAGGAGGACCAGTAATGAATAAGATTGTAGCTTTAGTAAGAGTAAGTACAGACAAGCAAGATGTAAACAATCAAAAGTTTGCAATAGAAAAAAAATATCCTGGATATGATATTGCCTGGTTTGAGGAGCCAGGCATATCTGGTGCAAAGAAATTTAGAAATAGACCAGAGCTCCAGGATGCAATCAGACTAGCAAAGAAATCAAACTTACCTTTGGTAGTTTATTCTTTGAGTAGATTAGGTAGAACCTATGAGGTTGGACAATTCCTGGAAGATAACAAAGGTAAAATAAAACTAGATGTTTTAGATACACCTAACTTGGATGATGCAATCGCTGGGTTCCATGTAGCTATCAATAGAATGGAAAGAATTAATATCTCTAACAGAACAAGAGCAGCTCTAGCTAGATTAAAAGCTGAGGGTGTTGATCTTGGTAACTTAACTAACTTAGCTGAGGTAAGAGTGAGAGGTCATGCAACAATCAAAGCTAATGCAGATAAGTACGCAAAAGATATTAGAGATATTATTGAAGGCATCAAACTCTCTGGAATAAAAACACTCCAGGGTATTGCAGATGCTTTAAATAACAGAGGTGTCAAAACTTATAAGGACAAAGTTTGGTATCCTACAACAGTAAAAAATGTCCTTGAAAGGGAGGCTGCGTAATGAGTAAAGACAATCTAAAAACAGTAAGTATGGTATCTGCTTTGTTTGGTTTAATGTCAAATGATAAGGATCCAAAAGAAAGGGAGAACAAAGTTAAGTATCAAAAAAAGTTCTTTGAAACTATACCTGGTATTTCTTTTCCAGAAGATTGGGATCAGTTACCAATAGAGGAAAGAGAGAAAAGACTTAAAAAAATACAAGACTTTAATCTTAAAAACAAAGGTTGATAATGAACAAATTATGGTCTAAATATATAAGCAAGATGAACATAAAAGAAACATTATTGTTCTTAGCCGAGGGTGTAGCTTTCTTGCTATGCCTGGCTGCTATCTATTTCTTAGTCATTGTTGGATGTGCTTTGGTAGATAGTTGTTACTATTACTATGTACCTGGAGGGGGAGTTTGATGGTAGATAGTGGTAGGAAAACATCTTTTAAAAGAAAAGAACTAGGAGGGAGTGTTGTTGGCTCCCTCTTAGTAAAAAGTTTCAAGACACCTAACCAAATCTTGAAAGATGCTCTCAATGAGTATGATGGGAAGGAGGCTGTGAATGACATAGCTAACGAACCAAAGGTAATTGCTGGTAGAGAATTAGAACCAGTAATTTTAAAAATGTTCATGGACCAAGTGAAATCTTATTGCAACGATAAGACTAAAGTTAAGATGACTGTACCAAAGACAGCTCACTTATATCAGTTGGAAAATGGAAAGCTCGGTAGCTCTTTAGATGGTATGTTACACATATCTCCAGGAACTCTTGAACTCTCAGATTATACAAAGAAAACTTTTATCCTTAAAAACAAAGTAGTCTTAGAGTGTAAGAATTATTCTGGAGCTGCCGAGGATGAACCTTATCCAGCATACTTGTATCAGATACAACAAGCTCTGCTTACTACTGGATGTGAACATGGTATCCTGGTTAGGTTTGTAAAAGGTTGGCAGCTACAATGGTTTATATATCCAAGAGATCATAAGATGATTGATGAGATTATAAAAGCTGGTAAAGATTTTTGGGATAGGTTTGATGGTATAAAGAATGGCCATGACTACTGGTACCCACCAGCTGATACTGCTGAGGCTAGTTTAATTTATACAAGTAATGGATCTAAAGAGGTCCAGGATATGAGTACACATAACAAGCTAGGTATTTTGATTGAGCAATTTGTATCTGCATCTGCTGATGAGAAAGAGGCAAAGAAAAGAAAAGATGCTGCATCAATGTACATGAAAGAAATAGTTGGAGGTCATGAGGTAGTTAAGTTTAATGACTACACAATCAGACACTCAACAAATCAAAAAAAGAAAACTAAAACTGTAACCATACCTGGTGAGTTCACTAGCTATAGAAGGTTTACAGTAGAGGGAGGAAACAAATGAGTAAAGAAAAAGTTAGACCTAATATTTACAAAAAAATATTTGATGTTCAACATGAGTGTGGGAGTGTAATCAAAGATAAAAAGAAAGGATTACAATATAAACCATTATCATACAATTCAGTTAATGGAGTAGTAAGACCAGCATTAGAAAAACATAAACTTACTTTGATACCTTATGTAAAATCACACGAGCAAGTTGATAATCAAACAAGATGTGTTATGGCTGCAAGAGTTGTTGATGTAGAAACTGGAGAACATATTGATGTAGGAGATTATTTTGGTTATGGGAATGATACCCAAGACAAAGGACCAGGTAAAGCTATGTCTTATGCTTACAAGTATTTATTATTAAAATTATTCTTATTAGATATTTCAGATGAAGAGGATAGTGAAAAAGGTAAAAATCAAAATGTCATTGATAAAGATTGGATGGAGCAATTCTCAAACAAACTACTCAAAGATGTAGATATTTTTATTGAGGATCCACAATTAACTAATGCAGAAAAAGCTCATGAGATAATTCAGTTAAAGAAAAAAATAAAATCAGATTGGGAGAGATATGAATTTATGGATAAGGGTGCAGCTAATATGTTAGCTGATAAGATAAACAAAAAAGTAGAGGAGCTAAAACCAAATGATGCTAACACCAAACCAGCTTAAAGTATTTGACTTTATAAATAGTTATATAAAGCAAAAAAGGGTACCACCTACGATAAGAGAGATAGCTCGTAAACAAGGGTGTGTACATTCAAACATCTGGAGGATCTTGAGGAACATAGAGCAACGAGGATACATCAAGATCCATACTGGAAAATATAGAGGGATAGAGGTACTGAATGGCAACAGCATACAAAAGTAGATTTAGAAAGTGGTTTGTCAAGGAACTGATCAAAGCCTTTGATGGTGAGAATGATGTAGTCGTAATCACCTTTGATGAAAAGTATAATGAGAAGGGTGATCCAGTTCAAAAGTTCTATTCAGCTGATAACATTGACCTGGAGGTGTTGCACAAAACTGCCACAATTCAAGTCAGACCTTTTGAGGAGTTATGGGCAAGAAAGAATAGAGATCGGATAGAGCACATATTTCTAAAAGAACCTATTGAGAATAAGACTGGTAATTAAATAGCATTTAAAGGGCCATATATACCCCAAATTTTTAGATGTAGGGTTCTTTGGTAGTTACCCCTTGCTCATCTGTTTCCAAGCCTTTCTGATAGCTCTCTGCGAGGATTTTGTAAAGACTGACATAGGATATACATTACAATCTCCATATCCAATATCATCTTCATTCTGATATGAGGCAAAGGTCCTTACACATTCTACTCCATCATCTTCAAAGATCTCATAGAGATATGCCTCGGTAATTATTGTTGCACATTTAAGTTTACCAAATTCATAATCAGTACAAAGAGAACTAGATCCAACAATATCTAACCAGGTTAATTTTATAAATAAATGTTTCTTGTTATTTATAGTTACAGATCTAGGCACTACACTAACTCACCGATCCATTTACCATTATGATCTAGGACCATGGGTAGTAACCTGGGCCATCCATTAATTATAATACCACATCCAATAATAAATCTTAGTCTGAATTGTCTTGAGTAATTAAACGCCATGCTGCGTTGGTTTGTTAAGCAGCCTACTTGCATAGACCATACTAAGTTATCTGGATTAGAAAAATATTGTATGTTGAACTTGGAATGAAAGTGTCCTTGGATTACATGTTTTCCATATTGCATGGCAAGTTTCAAACCATCAGCTGATATACCATGTGTCATAAAACATTCTTGGCCATTAGATAGTTTTATATTTAGATCATCTACCCATTCCCATCCAGGTCCTACATCTAAAAAATCATTATAAGATTTTAGATATGCTTTAGGCATACCATGTTTCAAAGCTCTCCTATAAATTAATGATGAGTGATTACTATGTAAGAGTACCATCTCTGGATACATCTTTTCTAATTCTTTTATATAGTTTCTACTGATTTGTAATTCATCACCAGCTGAGGGCAGATCTGGATCTGTATCATGGAATGATAAAGCATGTTGGTCCAGCTCATCTCCTATATTAACACATAGGTCTATATCCTTGTATTTTTTTTTGATAGCTTTTAGAAAGTCAAAACTTTCTGGATGATGGTAAGGTATGTGAAGGTCTGAGATGACAAGCACACACTCATATTTTTTAGATGCTCTCATTTGTTAGTCCGATAAATTCTTCGGCAAACCATTCACCTACATCAAACCCTGGACAATTAGGTTTGTTTTCTGGATCTAAATCACAATGACCTACTACCTCAGCTTGAGGATAGATCATCATCAATACTCTGATTAAATCATGAAGAGCTGCCATTTGTTGGTTAGTAAAATTATTTTCTGGACCTCCATCTTCAGCCATACCTCCGACAAGACAGATGCCTACTGATCTCCAATTTTCCTTAGCTACATGAGCTCCAGGCACAGAAACATGTCTGCCTAATTCTATGATAGGATTTCTATCTCTAGTAATTACAAAGTGATAACCAATGTCATCCCAATTTCTAGGAGGATCAGTATGCCACTTTCTAATTTCAGCAGCTCCAATATCCATTGATGGTTTTGTTGCTGCACAATGTACTACAATATAATCTGTCTTATCTCTCAAATCTATTTTTCCATTTTTCATACTACCTCTCCTTGTATAATAACTTTACTTTAATATCAATTTTTTAATATGTTTGTTTCCTAGCTTATCTTCCTCTATCTCTGCCTCTGATTTGATGCATTGATACTGCACATTACTACCACCCTTGAGCTGCCTCTCGGCTACCCTCTTACCCTTCAAGCAGTCTGACATAGCTGGTTGGATCCTATGCTCTACGATCTCGTTATTAACTATTAATAAAAGAGCTACTATAGTTTCAATCATTGTCCACTACCATTTGTATATTTAAGTTGTCTATTACTATCTTTTAGTTTCTCTACATCTTTTAATAATTTTTCTATTTGTTTTGTATGAAACTCAATATTAACTTTGTTAGTCATGTTCTGCTCTTGAGTTTGTTGTAACTTTTCTACTTGTTTATATAGGTCCTCAATCAACATGAACTGCTCACTATCTGCTGGAAGAGATCCTAATGTACCTCTGGGCCATCCTATTCTAAACTCAGTATTTTTTTCTAAATCACTCTCCATTAATTTAAGAGTTGTTGAATGTTGATTTAGTTTTTCAACAATACCAAAGTATGCCCAGGTTCCAACAGCCACCATTGTAATCAATGAGGCTACTGTTTTCATTGGCATTGATAC